TAGTTTGCCATGCTTTTCAGCAAAATAAGTTATTTGAAAACCTACATAACTTTTTAGTTTTTCAATATCTTTCTCTGTCATTTTCTATCCTTTCTTATGGGATATTCTAACAGAATATCCCACATTGTCAAAATTATTTTTTACGATTATCCCAGATATTTTTAATATCTTTAGAATAAGAATTATGCATTTGAGCCATACCTTTGATATGACCAAAAGCACAACCTCTCATGTAAACCATTTCTAATATAAGATTTAAATAGTTTACTCCTGTCCAATCTGGCTGATTGATGTTTTCACCTTTCAACTCAGCATGCATATCTCTAAGCATTTGTTTTTGTGAGTCGTTTAAACCTTTGTTGTAAATGTTTACCATTTTTGCAACTAGATCAACTAACTCATGTTGATCTGCTAATTCTTTAGCTGTTGTTGGTAGATAGTCTTTTTCTTTTACAGTATCCATTTTATATCCTTTCTTAATTACCAGAATATCTTACTACAAAATCCCATAATCTCCAAACAAATTATTTTACTTTTTTATAAATAAATAGTTTGACAGAATATCCCATATCGTGATAAGGTCTTTAAGTAGAAAGGATAAACACAATGGGAAAAGTTAAAGCAATGTTAATGGACTTAGAAGACGAAGCAATAGCCGACATTGGTAATCACGATAACATTGACTCTTGGTTAATGGCACATTCACGCTGTGATGAAGAAACTCTTAGAGAGTATTGGAACGAATACCAATCAGATCACGCAGACCCACAATAAATTAAAACCGTAGGCAACTACCTGTTGCCTACGGGCCCACCCACCCCCCAATAGAGGTACCAGACCGTTGGCAAAATTTGCTTGAAGCTTACGGGCCCACCCACCCTTTTTGCAGACAGATGTAACTAGTATACAGACATATACTGTTGATTTTGAATACTTTATGGTGTTAAATTCATTTTGAAAATATGCAGTTAGAAGGAATAGATATAGATATTAACAAATTACCTGCGGAAGCACGGAAAGAGTTTTTACGTTACAAGATAAAACTTGAAGAGAAGCGAAAAGAATCTGCAATCAAAAATGATTTTATGGCATTTGTGAAATACGTATGGCCGGATTTCATAGAGGGGTCCCATCACAAAATAATGGCTGACAAGTTTAACAAGGTGGCCAGGGGCGAATTAAAAAGAATCATTATCAATATGGCACCGCGACATACAAAATCAGAATTTTCATCTTACCTCCTGCCTGCATGGATGATTGGAAAAAATCCAAAACTAAAAATTATTCAAGCGACCCACACAACAGAACTCGCGGTCCGCTTTGGACGAAAAGCGAAACACTTAATTGACTCCGAGGAATATCAAAAAATTTATCCGACCAAACTGAGAGAGGACTCCAAGGCCGCGGGCCGGTGGGAGACAAACGAGGGCGGTGAATATTTTGCTGCGGGTGTCGGCGGAAGCATCACGGGCCGCGGTGCGGATTTATTAATTATTGATGATCCTCACTCGGAACAAGATGCGTTGAACGTGAATGCGTTAGACAGGACTTGGGAATGGTACACCTCGGGTCCTCGTCAGCGTTTACAACCAGGTGGTATTATTGTTGTGGTTATGACTCGTTGGAACATGAAAGATTTAACAGGAAGATTAATTAATGCTCAAAAAGAAGCGAAAGCCGATCAATGGGAGGTGATTGAGTTTCCGGCGATCCTGCCGAACAACAAACCCGTATGGCCTGAGTATTGGAAGTTAGAAGAATTAGAATCGGTCAAAGCTTCGCTAGCGATTGGTAAATGGAACGCACAGTATCAACAAAACCCAACAGCCGAAGAAGGAAGTATCATTAAACGAGAATGGTGGAACCTATGGGAGAAAGACCTCCCCCCGCTTCATCACGTGATACAATCCTATGATACTGCTTTTTTGAAAAAAGAAACTGCAGATTATTCGGCGATTACAACGTGGGGCGTCTTTTATCCGAACGAGGATAGCGGACCGAATCTTATTCTGTTAGATGTCGTCAAAGATAGATTTGAGTTTCCTGAGCTACGGCGCGTGGCCCTCGAACAGTATCACTATTGGAAACCAGAAAGTGTTATTGTCGAGGGTAAAGCTTCTGGTATGCCCTTGACTTTTGAGTTGCGTAAACAAGGAATACCCGTTATAAATTATACACCGAGTCGTGGAAACGATAAGCACGCTCGTGTCAATGCCGTGGCACCACTATTCGAGTCAGGGCAGATATGGGCAACCGACGATAAGTTCACGGAAGAAGTTATTGAAGAATGTGCAGCTTTCCCGTATGGTGATCATGACGACTTGGTCGATAGTATGACACAAGCAGTCATGAGATTTAGACAGGGAGGGTTTATTGATCATCCAGACGACGAAGACGATACACCCTTACCAAGACATCGGAGAGTATATTACTAATGGGAAGTAAAACAGCAACAGCATCAAGAAATGCACAAAGACAAGCAGATACCGCTGAGTTAATGTCAAACATCATGACCGGTGGTGAGATTTCAAAAAAGAGAGAAGCAGAATTACAAAAAGCTGCAAACTATGGTAGAGGTATACAGTTTATTCCAGGCTCTCCTACAGTTAAAGGGTTGACACAAATTGATCCTGTTACAGGAGAAAAGAAACCTGTTTTTAGAACAGGAGCGACCGCTGCAGATTACACAGGAAGAATTGTTGCTAGTGCTCCAACCTTTAGTGAGCTTCTTGGTGATGCCGGTAGAGCTCTTTTTGGTGGAACCGCAGACAAACAAAAATTCACACTACCCACAGGAATACCAGGAACACAGACACAAGACTTTGCAAACATGGTACCCGACCCACAAAGAAGTGAAGGTATTATTCCTGCTTTGGTTAATACAGGAGGTATTACAGGTTTAGTTGTGAATGCACTAAAAGATTTATATTCATCAGGAACAGGCAAGGTAAGAGATTTTTTATCACCTCCTGGACAACCGCAACCTGATCCGTTTTCAAGTGGAGCAGATGCTACAGGTGGGGCTTTTGTTTTACCGGGGTCTTTAGTTCCTCAAAATATTGAAAGAGAGGACATAGCTCCTGTTGATAAAAGAGCAAGACTCAAGGAATTAATTGAAAGAGATGTAGCACCTGGATCAAAAGAATTAAATGTGGATGAAATGACAGATCGAGAAGTAGATTTAAGACTACAGTCTTATGGCGAGCCTCTTGCAGTAGGTGGTCGTGTTGGGTTTGCTGGTGGTGGTTACACTCCTACAGATTATTATGATGAATTAAACTATAAAGATTATCTTGAAAAATTAGAAGAAGGCTTAGTTCCTATAGACGAAAACACAGGAAAACCTATGAGTTATGAAGACTACGAGCAAGACAGGGCTGAGGGTATGATGAAAATAGGTGGATTAGTTCCACCGAAAAGCGGTCCACAATCAGAAGGCATTGAATCTTTATTCAAAAACAAGTAAGGTTATTAAATGGCAGAAATAGACAAAGCATTACCTAATGTAAAAAAGACTACTCTTGAACTTCCTAGTCAAGATAAAATTACAGAAGTTCTTGCCGGAGAAATCAATAAAGAACAAGAACAACCAGAAGAGATAGAAGTTATTGAAACAGAAGAAGGTGGAGCAGAAATATCTTTCGATCCTTCTAAAGTTATGGCAGAGGGAAGCGAAAATCATTTTGCAAACTTAGCAGAATATTTAGAAGATGATGTCCTAGGACCTTTGGGTAATGAACTCAAAGATATGTTTTTAGATTACAAATCCTCTAGAAGCGATTGGGAACAAACCTACACAAAAGGATTAGACTTATTAGGTTTCAAGTATGAAGATCGAGGCGAACCATTTCAAGGTGCAAGCGGTGCAACTCATCCTGTCCTTGCAGAAGCAGTCACACAATTTCAATCACTAGCGTACAAAGAATTACTACCGGCTAGTGGTCCTGTTCGAACACAAATTATGGGAGCTCCAAGCACCGCGAAAGAACAACAAAGCGAACGTGTCAAAGAGTTCATGAACTATCAGCTCATGTCAGAAATGAAAGAGTATGAAGCTGAGTTCGATCAAATGCTTTTCTATCTTCCTCTCTCAGGCTCGACATTTAAAAAAGTGTACTACGATGAATTATTAGGTCGAGCCGTCTCAAAGTTTGTTCCTGCAGATGATTTACTTGTTCCATACTCAGCTACAAGTTTAGATGATGCAGATTCTATAATTCACAAAATAAATATTTCTGAAAACGATTTACGCAAACAACAAGTTGGTGGGTTCTATCGAGACATTGAAGTATCCGAAGCATCAAACGAAGATGATGAGATTGCAGCGAAAGAAAGAGAACTAGAAGGTATCCGTAAGTCAGACAAATCTCCAGATATGTATACTCTGTTAGAGTGTCATGTTGATTTAGATTTAGAAGGGTTTGAAGACACAAACCCTGAGACAGGTGAAGCTACAGGTATTAAACTTCCTTATATTGTAACTATCGAAGAAGGTAGTCGAGAAGTTTTATCCATACGTCGAAACTACGAAGCACAAGATCCTAAGAAAAAAAGAATTCATTATTTTACACATTTCAAGTTTTTGCCAGGTCTAGGTTTTTATGGCTTTGGTTTAATTCATATGATTGGTGGATTATCAAGAACTGCAACAGCGGCCCTACGCCAGCTTTTAGATGCAGGGACTCTTTCTAATCTACCCTCGGGTTTTAAAACGAGAGGCATCAGAGTACGAGATGAAGCACAGTCGATACAACCAGGAGAGTTTAGAGACGTCGACGCTCCAGGTGGTAATCTTCGTGAATCATTTATGCCCCTTCCTTTTAAAGAACCGTCTGCAACACTATTGCAGCTCATGGGTATAGTGGTGCAGGCGGGCCAACGTTTCGCGTCTATCGCTGATATGCAAGTGGGTGACGGCAATCAAGGCGCTGCCGTAGGAACGACAGTTGCAT